GATGGACTTGGATTTAGGACCGGAGATTTACGAGGTGATGGAAATAGAGGTATTTCGTCAGCAACTATTGATGGAAATGATGATTTAATACTTACACTTGCTGATAACTCTACTATAAATGCTGGAAATGCTACGGGTCCAACAGGCCCAACAGGTCCAGCAGGTCCAACAGGACCAACAGGCGCTACAGGTCCACAAGGTCTTACAGGCGCGACTGGTCCACAAGGTCCACAAGGTCCAACAGGTCCAACAGGTGCAAATGGAGTAGATGGAACAGGATTTACAGGAGGCTCTTATAATAATACTACCGGAGTAGTAACTTTTACTTCAGATGATGGACTTGGATTTTCTACTACTGATTTAAGAGGTGCAGATGGAGTCGATGGCCTAGATGGTCAAGCAATTTTAAATTTTGATGTTGCCCCAAATAGTACAAATACTGCGTTTACTTTTTCAGGCGGAACATTTGCTGCCGCTACAGATAACCCTACCTTGTATCTATCTAAGGGATTTGAATATCACCTTAACTTATTTGATGAAAGTCTTCCTTTAGCAAATACACATTGGTTTGCTTCAGGCTCTTACTTTGGTGACTATACTACTTTGTTTGGAGAAGCTACAGGAATAAGTGATGGAAGTGCAACATTATTGAATCCGATAACAGGAAGCGCTCAGTATACCACAGTAAATGGTAATCCTGCTATAAATGTTTCAACCACTTTTTCTCAAGGACAACAAAGTGGAGCGCATACTCGCCGAGGATATGCGTATTCAAACGAATTTACGGTACCTGCAGGAACAGTATTAACTTTTGATGTAACTTCTACAGGCCATAATTCTAATTATGAATCCGTAAATGCAATAAGTCTTATAGACTATACAAATTCCGCGTATACAATTTTATTCTATAGATTAAGTTCTAATACTGCGTTGAATACATCTGGAAGTAAAAGTTTTACAATTGCTCTTGCAGGTACTTACCGTATATTTATGGCAAGTGGAGGAAAGCGAGCATCTGGAGGATTTTCTTCTGCCAACCAAACTTTTTCAATAACGATGTCGAATCTTGCACTGTCGAATGGGCAACCTCTTTGGTTCCAAACATCTTCCGGTGCGTATAATGCAGCAAATGTACTAGGAACTGCAGATGGCGTAACAAATAACGGTGCAGAAAGAGATACTCTTGTGTACAAAGTTCCTATGAACGCTCCTGACGTGCTGTATTATGTTAGTCAAAATAGTTCTTCAATGGCGGGCAAAATTTATACAACTGCTCCTACTGCCCATGTGACAAATTATACTACTACAGAAAGAAATGTTCTTACTGCAGTAAATGGTGACTTAATATATAATTCAACTACTCATAAGTTTCAAGGGTATGCAAATGGAAGTTGGGTAGACTTACATTAATAGGAGTATATGAATGGCAGTCAATTTTCCAGATAGCCCTAGTAATGGCGATACTTTTGCTTCAAATGGCGTAACTTATGTTTATGACGCTAATATTAATGCTTGGACTGTCGTACCGGGAAGTTCTCTTATTTCTGCAGGTTACGGAGACAAGTTTATTCTTGTAATTCCTATAGACGGAATTAGTAGTGGTACTCCAAGTACAGAAACTACAATTACATTTGATAGAGGATTTTCTCGAAATGTTAAACATAGAGTTTTACGTGCAAACTTTGGAGATGGCTACGATCAAACAATATTAGATGGAGTAAACCCGAAAGACGATAAATTTACGGCGAATTTTAAAAATAGAAGAGAAGCTGAGATAAACTTATTAGCAGATTATTTAGATAAAACCGCTGCAGGAAAAATACTTATAAAGGTACCAAACTCAGATGGTATCGAAAATATTTATGTAAGATGTGAAAGTTATACTATAGCATATAACTATGACCAATATCACGATTTATCAGCGCAACTTAAGAGAGTATATGTACCATCATGAGCACATTTGATTATTACTTTGGAATAGACGATCATACAGGAAGTGGAAGCGGGTATGTTCCACCTATAGCAGACCGTTCCGGAAGCTATACTGTAATTATGAAAGTCGGAGATACTGTAAATATTCGTACAGAATATATAGGCTCTGACGCAAATGCACAAGAAATACGGTATATTGCAGATCCTAACAGTAGTAGTACTCAAAATGATCCGGATGCAACAGGTACTCCCGGGCTAGATACTACATGGTCTCTTACAGCAAGTGACAGTACTGATCACTATGCAAGATGGTACTGGTTTACTGCGGCTACAGCAGGAAATACTTTAACATATCCTGCACAGCTTTCTGTTAGACTTTTAATTTTACCAAGTACTTTCGGTTTTACAGGAGTACCAAGTTTTATAGGTCCGGGAGGCTCAGAAGAAGTACGTATAAATGTACCTTCTACTTTAGAACCTTATTTAGATGGCTCATTTGATAGTTCTGCAGATGGAGTTCCTGCCGATACAGGAACCGGTAACCCTGAAACATTTTTCTGGAAAATTTCAACAGATCCAAATGGTGCTAATACTGTAGGGTCCGGATTTGTAGACAAATATGGAGAGCTTTCAGGCCCTCAAGATGGAGATATACTAAATATTCAGCCAGAAGAAGATTGTCCTTTTGGTACTTACTATTTATGCCTTTATCACTATAAAACCACCCATCAATATACTACGAGCGGGGCCACGGCGTCCACAACTGGAGGTAGCGATACTCTAATACAAGCTATTTCTTTTTCTGTTCAAAATGACCCTCAGATAGCAGTTAAATCAGTACAAAAGCAATCAATAGAAGATTCTTTAGTTCATTTATTTGAACTAACATTACCAAGTGGAAATATTATTTATTTACATAATGGTGTAGATTTTGAGACTGGAACAATTGGAGAAAATATTTATTTTCCAGATGTAAACGGAAGTACTCAACATCAATACATTGCATTTCCAATTAATATAAAAGACATAGAAACTACAGGATCTGGAGCGCAAAATCGACCAACTTTACAGATGGCAAATATACCTGTTGTAGTAAATAATAGACAGTTTAGTTCCGTTTTTAGTGGTGAAAATTATGATGCTGTTGCAGGAGACGAAAATGAAACTACTTTAGATCAAGTCTTTAGAGACGAAGGTCTTTTTGATGCAACAGACTTACTAACTTGCAGACTTGTATATAGAAGAACTCTGTTAAAGCATACTTATAGAGAGGGAGATGCTGCAACTTTACCCACAGAATACCCAAAAGCTTTTTACTATTTAGAGCGTGTTGCTTCCGAAGATAATGTGTTTGTAAACTATGAATTAATCTCTCCTGCGGATACTGAAGGTGCTTTTTTGCCTGCCAGAACAGTTGTAGGAAAATACTGCTCTTGGGAATTCCAAGGAGCTTTATCAGGCAGGGGCGGATGCACTGTGCCTAAAAATTCTTTTGGCGTTTGGTGGGACGAAGATGATAACATAATCAGTACAGATGCGCAAAATGATACAAATATATCGGAATGGACTAATACAAATTATTATTCTATAGGAGCTTTAGTAAGAAAAGAGCACGGAACCCTAGGAGGTTGGAGATACTATAAGTGTCTATTACCAAATACTAAAAGAGTCCCTGAAACTAATCCTGGATACTGGGTAAGAATAGATACTTGTGGTAAAAGACTATCTTCTTGTAGACGTAGATTTCAAGGTAGAAGAGATGTAATTATATCAAACAATCTTGGATTGGGCGATTCCGTGCCAGACAATGACCAGTATTTAAACTCATCTAAAGTTTTGCCTTTCGGAGGCTTTCCAGGTGCGAAGAAATTTAAGTAATACTATTAAAGATCATTTTACAAAAAATGAACCAAAAGAAGCCTGCGGAGTTTTAGTTAATAGTAATAGTAAAGTAAAATTTATTGGATGTAAAAATATTTCTCCTAACTTGCAAGACTTTGCCTTTTGTCCCGACGAGTATATAAAAATATTACTAAATAATGAGATATTAGGAATTGTTCATAATCATGTGCAGGAGAAAAACACACCTTCAGAATATGATATAGATAATTGCAATGCTCTTGCAAAACCTTATTATATTTATAGTTATCCGGATATGAAATTAAATATCCTACTACCAAAAATGGAGTTAAAAGAGGTAAACAAATGAGAAGAGTTATTTTAGAAGGAGAGCTTGGAGAAAAATTCGGCAAGGAGCGCATGCTGAATGTTAAATCTTTTCGAGATATAATAAAATGTTTTCAAGCAAACTTTGACAACTTTAACGATTATTTATTAGACTGTGATAAAAAACAAATAATGTTTATTTGTAGAGTAAATGGAGTAGCAGTTGATGAAAATGAGTTAATAATGAATTATCCAAATGGAGATTTTGTTATAACTCCTGTTCCGGCAGGTGCTCTTTCTTTAGGCGGGCTTTTTAAAGCAATTGTAGGAATTGTTTTAGTAGTTGTGGGAATTATAACTCTTAATCCAAAAATGATTATTCAAGGTATTGGCTTGTTTATTTCGGGAGTACAAGATATGCTCGCACAAGACCCTTCCGTAGATGAACGAACAACTAGTCCAGATTATCTCTATGGAGGAACAGAACAACTAGTTAGAGAAAGAGACCCTATTCCTCTTTGTTATGGAAGAATGCGAATTCCAGCAAGACCTATAAGTTTCGAAACTCGACAAGAACTTACAAGTATATATTCTCACTATGGTAACCAATACAATACAGATGGAGATAATACTCGTCGTAGCGGTATCAGTGGGCGTCGTGTTGGCGGAAACTACGTAAAGAAATAGGTAATAAATTATGGCGAAAGTAAACAATCTTACTCCAAATTCTCCCGGACTACAAGGTATTGGTACTTTTGCTGGAGGAGAGGCACAACATATTTCAGTTACAGATGCCCTTTGTGAAGGTCCTATTTGGGGTCTTGTAGAAGGCGCTGCCTCTGTCTATTTCGACAATTCTCCGGTAGAACATTCTAGACTAGTAACTTATCAACCTGATATAGCAGGTGCAGGAATAACCTTTGATGGTACTACAAATGTAGGTGTAGTTGATGACGGCGTAACTCTTCCCGAAGATACGGGCACGGGTACCCGTATGATTATTGTCGAAGATTATGAACAACTTCAGGTACTAGTTGGAGGTATTACCGAACTCGCAGACGAAGGTTATAGTTTTTCTTTAAGCGGTACAAATTTATCCGCAACAGATCATAATACTACGTACAATCCCCCTACACTAGAAAGATACGCTACTTTTATTATTTCTTTAGGCAGCCCCTTTGGCCAGAATTTTAAAGTAATAAGTGTGGCGGGAGATCATGTTGTAACTTCAAGTACAACTTCTACTTTTATTACTAGAGAAAATCCTTTTTTAATGGGGTCCAAAGAAGAGCTCGATGCGGCTATTGCAGCAGGAACAGTAGTATCTGGAACTGTATATTTAACCGAAAAATAT